GGCGGCGCTGGACGAGTTCCCTGCAGACGGCATCGAGCTCCCTCGCCCCCCGTTCATCGAGCTGCTCTCGTTCAGCGCGGTCAACGACTCCGACGGCGAGCTGGACGCGTCGACCTACCTGGTGGACGACTACGGCACGCCAGAGCAGCCGGTGGTGCTGCGCGCGGTGAACAGCTGGCCGACCGTGACCAAGTCGCCGGCCACCGTGAAAATCCGGTACCGCGCCGGCTACCAGTCGGAGGAGGACCCGGACTCCGACGCGCCGCCGCTGCCGCGATCGCTGCGCGCCGCGCTGCTGCTGATGCTCGGCCACCTGTACGAGAACCGCGAGGACTCCGTCGAGAAGGCCCTCGCGTCGATTCCGAACGGCGCCGAGGCCCTGATGCGACCTCTGCGCGTGCGCCTGGGGATGGCATGAGGGCTGGCCGGCTCCGGCACTGGCTCACGTTCCAGCGGGACGAGGGCGGCCAGGATTCCGACGGCGCGTGGGAGGCGGCGTGGTTTGACGCGTTCCCGCAAGGCTCCCGCATGCCGTGCGAGATCGTCTACCTGCAGGGGCGCGAGCTCCTGGCGGCCCAGGCCATGAACAGCAAGGTCACGTGCCGCATCACCACCCGGTACCGTCCGGGCTTCGTCGCGTCGCTGCGCGCTGTGGCTCCGGACGGCTCCATCTTCAACATCGAGGCGGTGCTGCCGGACAACGTCAGCGGTCGCTCGAGCGTGGTTCTCCTGGCTTCCACCGGTGTCAACGAAGGCTGACCCTCCGGCGCCGCAATGGCGCAATCGAACCGTCTTCTGTCTGGCCAGCGGGCCCTCGCTGACCCGGGACGATGTCGATCTGGTGCGCGACTCTGGGCACCCGACCATCGTGACCAACACGACCTTCCGCCTGGCGCCGTGGGCCGACGTCCTGTTCGGCTTCGACGCGCGCTGGTGGATGACCAAGGATCCGGCCACCGGCCTGACGCCGGCGCAGGAGACCGAGCGCATGTTCCATGGCCGGCGCTTCTCCCGGTCTGCCCTGGCGGCCAACGTGGGCGTCGAGTCCCTGCACGCTTCGAGCTGGTTCCGCGGCTCAGGCAACAGTGGCAGCTGCGCGATCTCGCTCGCGGTGTCTGCCGGCGCGCATCGCGTGGTGCTGCTCGGGTTCGACTGCACCTTTGCGCCGGACGGCCGGCGTCACTGGCATGGCGACCATCCGCCGGGCCTCGGGAACTGCCTGTCGATCGCGCGCTGGCCGCTGCAGTTCACGCGGGTCAAGCGGCAGGCCGACGCTGCTCGGTGCGGCGTGATCAACTGCAGCCGGCGCACGGCGCTCGACATGTTCCGGCGGCAGCCACTCGAGGAGGTGCTGCGCGAAATCGGCCCGGCACTGCCGCCGGTCGAGCGTGAGGGCGGAGTGCTGGTGTGAGGTCGATCCGGGGCGGTAAGGGCATTGGCGATGCCATCTACCTGGCCGCGGTGGTGCGGCATCTGGTCGCCGCCGGCGAGCGCCTCGAGGTGTGCACGCCGTGGCCGGAGATCTTCGACGCCTACGCGGATCGCGTGATGCTCTCGCCGTTCCGGCGCAGCGGCATCGACGTCCTGGCGCACTACTCGCGCCGCCGGAATTGGCGCACACGGCAGTTCGAGGACGTCTGTATCCAGGCCGGGCTTCCCACCACCGTCGACCTGCGGCTGGACTGGACCGTGACCGACTCCGATCTGACCGGCCGGCTGCTCGAGCGCGGGTTGCCGATCGTGCTGGTGCAGCTCCCCCGCGCGCCGATGGGCCGCACTGACGGCATCGGTCACGAGCTACTGCCGGACTGCCGTCGCATCCAGGAAGCGATCGACCTGCTGCGCGGGCGCGTGCTGCTGGTGCAGATCGGCGCTGGTCGACCGCTGTTCAACTTCCGCGGCATCGACGTCGACCTCCGGGACCAGACCACGATCCGGCAGCTCATGGACGTCGCGTCTGTCAGCAGCGGCATGCTCGGGTACGTCTCTTTCATGGTGCCGCTGGCCGAGGCGCTGCTGAAGCCGGCGCTGCTGGTCTGGTCGCGCCGTGGCTTGCGCTCGAGCACCGGGTTCGTCCGCCAGATCACCCCAGCCAAGATCCTGCAGCGCGAGAGCTCCCTGCACGTGGTCGACAACTGCACGCCGGCCGAGCTGCAGGCTGCCACCGAGAGGTTCTGCGATGCGCTTCGTCTCCCGGGCTGAAGTCCTGCCGGTGTTCGCCGGTCGGAGAGTCGCCATCGTCGGCTCCGGGCCCGGCGTGCTCGAGAACCCTCCGGGCCTAATCGACTCGCACGAGGTGGTCGTGCGGGTGAACAACTACAAGCTCTCGCCGGCGGCTGGCCAGCGCACGGACGTCTACTACTCCTACTTCGGGAACGCCATCAAGAAGCCGGCCGCTGACCTGAAGCGAGACGGCGTGCGGCTGTGCATGGCGAAGTGCCCGAACGCGGCAGCGATCGAGTCCGAGTGGCACGTCCGGAACAAGAAGCCGCACGGCGTCGACTTCCGCTGGATCTACCAGCTGCGCTCCGACTGGTGGTTCTGCGACACCTACGTGCCCGACCTGCAGGAGTTCCTCGAGGGCTTCGATCTCCTGGGCCGCCACGTGCCCACCACCGGCTTCTCCGCCATCCTGGCGGTGCTCTCGTTCCAGCCGGCCTCGATCTACCTGACCGGGTTCGACTTCTTCTCGAGCGGCGTGCACAACGTCAACGAGCGGTGGCGCGCCGGCGCCTCTGATGATCCAATCGGCCACGTGCCGGACGCCGAGCGGGCCTGGCTCGCCGCAAACCGATCCCCTTCCATCACCTTCGACCGCCGGCTTGCCGGCCTGCTGCAGACATGATCGAGTGGACCCAAGAGACCGAGAAGCGCGTCGGGCGCATGGTGCAGATCATCCTCACCGATCCGGACCTGCTGGCCATCCATCAACGCTTTGGCGGCGAGGTGTTCCGTCGATCGAGCGTCTTCCACGAGCTGAAGCGCTTCCTGCAGACTTGCGAGGTGTCGGGCGACACCTGCCTGGAGATCGGCACCTGGAATGGCATCACCGCGGTGGTGCTCTCGCGCTTCTTCCGGCGCGTGGTCAGCATGGATATCTTCCACAACCCGGTGCGCCACGAGATCCTCGCGCACCTGGGCATCAAGAACGTGGAGTTCGTGGACCTTGTCGACAACCGGCACAAGGCGCAGGTGATCGGCCAGCTCGACTTCGACTTCGCGTACCTGGACGGCAACCACGCCGATGACACCGACCTCGACTGGCGCCTCGCGCAGCCGTGCGGGCGCGTGCTGTTCCAGGAGTGCCTTCCCATGCAGCCACCCGTCTACAACCTGGTGCGCTCGCTGCCGCCGGACGAGGTGGTCTATGGCGGCGTGGGCCTGGCCCTCTGGAGGAAGCGACAATGATCTTCAACTACCGCGGCAAGCTCTACCCGGAGTACATCCGCAACGGCAATGCATGCCGGTTCATCACCCCGTTCGCGCAGCAGTTCTGCACCGGCTCCGGTGTCGATGTCGGGCCGGGCAAGTGGCCATTCCCTGGTGCGCTGCCGGTCGATGTCGGGCCCGAGTACTCCGCGATGGAGCTGCCGCCGGGTCCCTTCGACTACGTCTTCTCCAGCCACTGCCTCGAGCACCTGCGCGATCCGATCGGTGCGCTCGAGCACTGGCGCGAGCGGCTCCGGCCGGGTGGCGTGCTCTTTCTGTACCTGCCGCACCCGGACATGGAATACTGGCAGCCGCAGAACTGCCGTAAGCACCTGCACTCGTGGCGTCCCGGCGACATGAAGCGGATCCTCTACGACCTCGGGTTCTGCGACGTCCTGGCCAGCGAGCGCGACCTCGCGTGGTCGTTCGCCGTGGTGGGCTTCAAGGGCACGCGTCACCAGGAGCCGGCAGCATGAGCGCGATGCACGATCGAATCGTCGCGCTGCACGGCCGGCACGCGCTGAAGCGCTCCATCCTGAGCATCCGCGAGGGCGCCGGCGTGATGCAGCACTTCCTGGAAGGGCGGGGCGTCCGCACGGCGCTGGAGATCGGCACCTACCGCGGCGTCGGCGCGGCGGAGATCTCGCAGTTCGTGGACCGCGTCATCACCATCGACCTCCGGCATGGCCGCATGGAGCAGCTCGGCGAGGAATGGGACCGGCACGCGTTCTGGCGCTCGCTCGGCGTGCACAACGTCGAGCTCCACCTGGTGGACGACGACGCGGAGAAGGCCGAGCTGATCCGGTCGCTGGAGTTCGACTTCGCCTTCGTGGACGGCGCGCATGACGAGCGGGTGCGCGACGACTTCGAGCTGGTCCGGCGCTGCGGGCGCGTGCTCTTTCACGACGTCGACTCTCGCGGCAGGCCCGAGCTGGACCACGTGTACAACTTCGTGATGTCGCTGCCGCGGCACGAGCTCGAGCTCCGGGATATCTTCGCGCTATGGACCGATTCATCGCGGCGTTCCCTGCCGTAGCCGACGGCGACCTCGCGCTGTGCCACGAGCACGGCGTGGCCTACCAGATCGACCAGTCGCAGCTGGTCGACTATGGCGAGGCCTACTTCGAGAAGTGTCGCGGCTACGAGGGACAGGAAATCGCCGAGCGCATCAACGCCGGCCGGATCGCTCTGGTGGCGCGGCACTTCGGGCCCGGGCGGGTGTGCGATGTCGGCGTGGGCTCCGGCGAGTTCATCCGCCGGCGTCCCTACACGTTCGGCGTGGACGTCAACCCGGCGGCGGTGCAGTGGCTCAAGGAAAGCGGTCGCTGGGCCAGCGACCTGGACTCGTTCGGCGCATTCACCTTCTGGGATGTGCTCGAGCACGTGCCCGAGCCGGAGACCTACCTGCGGCACGCCTACCTGCACTCGTTCGTCTTCCTGTCGATGCCGATCATGCCGTCGCTCGATCGCATCCGCGAATCGAAGCACTACCGGCCCGGCGAGCACCTGTACTACTGGACCGAGCGGGGCCTGGTCGAGTGGATGGCCTGGCACGGTTTCAGGCTGCTCGAGGTGTGCGACTTCGAGACGCAGGCCGGTCGTGAGAACATCCTGTCCTTCGCGTTCAGGAGATACGCATGGCCGAGCTCTCCGGCACCGTCTCTCTCACCGGGCTAGACGGCGTCCTTCGAACCCTCGAGCAGCTGCCGCCCGAGGTGGTCAGCAAGGCTGGCGGCCCGGTGAAGCTGGCTCTCAAGCGTGGCGCGCTGGTGCTGCTGCGCGAGGCGGCGCTGAATCTGGCGCGCGCCACCGACAACCTCAGCACCGACGACCAGGAGAACACCGGGCTTCTGCTCTCGTCGCTCGTGGCCACCCGCGGCAAGGCGCCGACGGGCGGCAACGGCGAGCGCTACCTCGTGCGGGTGAAGCGGCTCACGTATCAGCGTCCTGGCCCGGCCACCACCACCCTGCAGACCGCCAACCTGCTGGAGTACGGTTCGGAGAAGCAGCCGGCCGAACCCTGGCTCCGTCCGGCCTTCGCCACCAAGGCTGTGACCGCCATCCAGACGGTCGAGTCGGAGCTCATCCGCTCCGTCGACCGGGTCGTGACCCGTCTCGCGCGGCAGAATGGAGCTCGCTGATGTTCCCTCCCATCTTCACCACCCTGCAGGACTCCGCGACCGTGCGCTCCATCTTCGGGGCCCGGCCGCGGGTGTACCGGCATGGCGAGGCGCCGCAGCTCCCTCCGCCCAAGGCCGGCGGCAACGTGCCGGAGGTCAAGCCGTATGCCACCTGGCTGATCATCTCGAGCGTGCCGGAGAACCAGCTCTCCGGGCTGCCAGGGCATGATCGGGTGGGCCTGCAGCTGGACGTCTACGCTCGGGGCGACGCGGAGTGCGTCACCGCGGCGCAGGCGATCCGCGACCGCCTGGAGACCGACTGCCACATGACCGCCTTGCGCGGGCTGTCTCGGGACGGGGATACTCGCCTCTACCGGATCAGCATGGACTTCGACTACTGGCTGCCGCGCGAAGCGTGAGCAGCCGTCCGATCCCCACCTGCTCGCCGCCGCGCGGGCGCAACCTCGAAAGGCCGTCATCATGACCAACGGAACCGTTCGCACGCAGGGCACCGAGGTGTTCTTCGTGGACAACACTGTCTCTGCCTCGCAGCCGGACCTGATCAAGCTGGCGTGCCCGACCGGCGTGCAGGGCCTCGGCGGCGCCAAGGACCAGATCGAGACCACCTGCCTCGACACGATCGGCGACAAGGAGTACGCCGGCGGCCTGGGCAACCCGGGCGTGGTGACCATCCCCTTCAACCTGATTCCGCGCGACTTCTCGCATCAGGTGCTGTTCGAATTCAAGCGCACCGGCGAGGTGCTCGAGTGGATCGCCTGCCTGTCCGAGAGCACGGAGCAGCCGACCGTCGACAGCGACGGCGTGATCACCGCGCCGGGCACGCGCTCGTCGTTCCAGTTCCAGGGCTATATCGCCGATGTGAACATCGACATCGCCAACAACGAGATCGTGCGCGGCACCCTGACCGTGCAGCGCTCTGGCAAC